GGCCTTGAGACGGCAGGCGACAGACGGACTGCGAGCGCCGCCGTTCGGAATCGCTATGATCCGCACGTCCGGGAACTTGCGCCGGAACCATTGCACGAACGTCCGCTGCTCTTCGTGCTCCGTCGGGATGTGCTCAGGAGGCTTTGCTGTCATTCCAGAACCTCGCCGTCACGCGGTAAAATTTCCCATCCTTTTGGCGGTTAATCCTGTTAGGAGCAGGAGCAGCGCTCATCACACTGACAACCTCATCCAGGTCATAGGGGTTGCGGATATCAGCCCCCACCCTGCGGGCAATGCCAAGCAGTGTACGGACTGCCTTGTCTCCGGCGTATCCTCCGTGGAGAAGACATAGGTATTCAGTGACCGACTCGAAGAAGTTCCCGTAATACGTGACCGTCACCATCTCCTTTCCGCTCGCGGCAGTATACCGTCTCCATTGCCAGTCTTTGACAACCATGTTATTGTCCTGTCCCATGATGTCATCGTTGTGGAGTTCCAGTTTCTTCGGTTTGCGCTCTGGGAACCTCCATCCGCACTCAGGGCATTCGAGAGCAGCAAGCGCTACTAGTTCGTGACATTGTTCGCACACCTTTACAGGGGGCTCGCCCGTACCGTCACCGCCTTTTGTCGGCGGGTGGACGTTTACTATAGGGCCGTGGGTCTGCACCACTCCGGCGAAGTCAAGAACCAAACAGTCCTTGCAGTGAGATTTCGGTCTCATTCCGCGCCCGGCCATCTGCACGTACAGCCCCGGCGACATCGTAGGGCGGCACATTGCTATAAGATCGATGTCCGGGTAATCGAAGCCGGTCGTGTTCCCTGTAACAAAAACCTTTCCTTTCCTTCGACATATTAGGAAAGAGGTTGAGGATGTCACACACCAGACTCTTTCTTTTTTCCACCCAGTCTCTATTCGAGAACTCTTTTTCGTGTAACAAAAAGAATTCCTCCCCCCCCAGGAGAATATCCATTGTTGTGAGTGATTTTCTTTTCTCGGAGAGGACAACCTTGATAGAGTGGAAGATATTCCGCGCATAGAACACGCCGCTTGTAGCACGTTGTATAGATCAAACTGTGTACCCGCAACATACTGATTTTTTCTATTAGACGTTCCATGATGGATACCGTCAGCAAGCCACAACCCATACAATAGAGCCTTTAGTTGATCTTTACTTAACCCTAAAAAGAGGTTGGTCCCTCTTTTTTTCAAATAAGGTTCAAGGTGGAAAAAGCCACCAGGCACCTCCTGTTTGTCTCCACCAGTCCCCCTAGAAAAACTCCATCTAACAGCATCGTTTTGCATGTTCCCGTTTTTAGGAGTTATGCTTTTTGTGTAATGTAATCCGCACTCATTGAAAATACCCTCCGCCTCTTCCACAATGTCTTGATAAGTCATAGACTGTGCTATCGACATTCTTCCGGCGGAAATGGTTCCATCTCCAAGCCAAAACCCTATAAACCGGCACTCCCACAAAGACAGCTCATTGGGTTTTTTGTATTTCATTGACAGTCTTCTAAACGCAAGATCCTCCGCTTTCTTCCTTGCTTCTTCTTTTGAATACCCCTTCTTCCTGTAGTTATGCGAATTTGCTATCACCTGTTTTGAAAAGCTTGTTTTTCGTTGATTTGGAGATGGAACATCCATGTCGATAGGATGCGACTCCCCAAATACTGGTATTGAAAAACTTTTGCCAATCAATGTGTTCGCCGGAACGACTTTGATGTTTGCTCGCTTTGCCCCTGATTGCACTACCATCCTATGGTTACTTGTCACTCGAATTTCAGCGGCCATTCCACCGCCAAAAACAACCATTTGTTCGCCTTCCATCCTATTTCGCCTAACTATTTGTTCGGGAGTGGCGAAGTCAATTTGCCCACCTGGCTTCCATCCTGCAATTAAATAGTCAGCGCTCATTTCATCAATCCCAACAAACCCCCTTGATGTTAATATTTCCGTTTCTTCATCAAGACACAGTACGTTGGCATTAGTTACCGCCCGCAGCTCTCCCGCCTTGAAGCGTTCAAGAATCTTCTCGCGCTCAACCTTCGGCGTCTCCCCGAGCACACACGCCGCGTTGATGCCGTGCTCCTCAAGCACCATTCGCATAGTCAGAGCGTGGTCAACTCCGGTGCAAAAGAAAAGCCATGACTTCCGGTCCGCGCCGCGTGCTATCACCTCGCGGACAATCCTCTCGTTCTGACTGCGGGTGTTGACGGCAGCTTGCAGTTCGCTTTCAATGAATTCACCGCCGCGCTTGTGTACGCCTTCCGTCGAAAGTCGCAGGTCCGTCACCTTGGAGCGAAGTGGGGCAAGATATCCCTTTGCTATCAACTCCTCAATTGACGTCGGGTCTATGAGATCATCGAAAAGCGCCTCACCCTCCGTAATCATCCCGTGTCCCAGGCGGTACGGCGTGGCGGTTAGTCCTATGACACGAAGGTTAGGGTTGAACACCTTCAGCGCGTCAATGAACGTCCGGTATCCGCCCTCGTTCTTGTGACTGATCAAATGAGCCTCGTCAACTATCACGAGGTCAACGTGTCCCACCTTGTCGGCGTGTTTTCTGATGGACTGAATACCCGCCACAGTAATAGGCTCACCGAGCTGTTTTTTCCCGATGGACGCAGAGAAAATACCAATAGGGGCAGTTGGCCACGCCATCAGGATTTTCTCAACGTCTTGTTCGATAAGTTCCTTTACGTGAGTTAATATCAGTATTTTTTGGTCCGGCCACGACTGGATAACATCACGGCAAAGCTCGGCTATGATGTGACTTTTCCCGGAGCCGGTCGGGAGCACTAAGCACGGATGTCCTCTGTTCCCCTCGAACCAGCGATAGAGGTAGTCGATGGTTCGCTGTTGATAATCCCTGAGGGGCATTCTTCCACCTCCTCGAACGGCCCGAACGTTTCATCCTGCGTCTTCCACGTCCAGTCAACAATTTCACGACTCCCAATAACATTCCCGTCTGCTTCGCCGTTGCGGACAAGTTCGCCGTCGATCTCGTAGATAGCGGTAAATTCGTCGTCGCTGTCGTGGATCTTCCATGGAACGAGGTCCGGGTGGAGCACGTGCCCGGCGCACCCCTCCAGCTGTGCATCGAACGGGATTTCAGCTCCACCGTACCTAGCGCACGTCCATTTGGAATCCTCCGTTGGCGTAGACAAGGCGCACGTCCGGCAGTTGATTTCCTTTGACATGTGGTGATCGTGGCAAAAATCATGAGCCGCGCAGAATTTGCATTGGTACCACGTGGAGTCTGTGCTGATAGGCGGCGGTATTCTGTCTGACAATGTAATGCGTTTGCCCCGCTCTATCAGTCTCTGCGCGGCATCTGCGTCGTAGCGGACGCGCTCCGTGTAGATTTCGTCATTGTCCTTGCACACAGCAAAGTAAAGCGCCCGGTCAATACCGGAGCCCGCCATGTAAATCTGCATCTGCGCCCAGTGCTTCGGCTGAGATGCTTGGACACCGTTTTTCACCACATCGTTGAATGACTTCAACGAGTGGGTCTTGCATTCCAGAATATGGCGTTTCGTCGGAGCCTCCGGCACGCCTTTTTCTATGATGCCGTCAATGGAGCCGGACACGTGCGCCCCGAAGCTGACCCGCGACTGTTCGCCTCCCGTGCTGTGGACCTCACAGCCGATCCGCGTCAACCATGAAACGATTTTCTTTTCCTCATCCTGACCCCGCTCGAAGAGTCGCAGTACCCTTCCCGGGAACGACTCAATCACCGCCCAACGGAATGACAGCCACAGCCACCGCTCACACTCATGGCCGAGGAGGGAGGCGCCCAGGTGCGGGCGCGGTCCCTCCTGATGAGATTCGTATGTTTTGTCGATGATTGAGGCGATGGTGTGTATTGGTGTGGGGAGCTTCATTTTTTCGCCCACGGCGGCGTGGCCGCCTTGGCGGGTGCTCCCGACCCGACGGGCTGAGGGGCGGGCTTCTGAGCGGGTTTCTGGGTGATAACTGTCATCCCCTGGAGCGCTTTGAATCCCTTGACATCATTGCTGTCGCTGTACTGTTCGTCACCCTTCTTGACAGTGACCTTGATGTCGAGCTCGCCGCCGAGCAACTGGTCCGAGTCGTCCACCACCTCAAGGCCAATAGCCCGCGCCATGTCCATGAACTGCGCCTGTCCGATCTGCTCGGCCTGCGGGTTCGGGTTTTTGAGATTGAACCGCCCCCAGACACAGCGCCCCTCGTAGGACGGTCCGAGAATAGAGAAGGTCACCTCAAGGAAATTACCGTTCCCCGCCTTCGTGTCCTTGACCTTCGCATCGGTGATTTTTGCCGTGTACCACCCGGCAGGAACAGGGTCAGGACTGGAAGGGACATGGTCCGCAACGTTAAACGTCTGTCCAAGATATGCCATTTCTACGCAACCCCTTTCTTTTCTTCTTCAATAATTTCCTCAATCACAAATCCGACCTTCCCCGGCGTCGTGGTGATGGCGTCGCTGAAGAGCTTCGTGATGGTCTCGTCAGCACTCTTCCACGCCTTTGCGTCAATCTCCGGCTTCCACCGGAAAAGGACATTCGTGTACTCCTCCAGTCCGAATTGTGCGGAGATGTCCCGTACCCTGTTCCCGTCAACTTTGCGGTTGAACTTGCGGGACGCCTTGATTTTGTACGGCCCGTCCTCCCAGGTTTTGCTTCCCTCCCACTCGTCAGGTATGCCCTCGGACATTTTTGCCTCCAACGCCTGCCGGAG